GGATCAACAATTGCTGAAAGCTCGTCATCAGAAAAACCATATTCTTTACCAGTAGAGATAATTGCTTGGCTGGTCTCTCGACTCCAATTGGGTATCTCTTTTGCTAGTACGGTTTGGCCTTCTTGAACTCGCCTTGCCAGTGATTGCTGGTGAGCTTGCATCAGTTGGTTTTGTTTGGCTTCAAACTGTTGCGCTAAATTTGCGCGTTGGGTTTGTAGCTGGTTATAAGAAAAGAACAGTTTTTGAGCTTCAACAAAATCATTATCGGATAACTGCTGCCAGTTGACGTCAGCGTAGGCGGCTAGTTGTTGGTCGATTGCTGTTAGTTGAGCTACGTCACCAATCAGGGCTTGATTTAATTGAACTTGCTGCTGGAATGCTTGCTCTTGGGCTTGTACAGCCTGAGCGTACTCTTCCAGACCTTTGCGTTGTTCAGATAACTCTTGCGTCTTTTTGGTGTAATCAAAGCCTTGTTGTGCAAGTGCAATGACTTCTTCCAGAGGCTTTTCGATTTCCTCACCGTTTACTTTAAGTTTCAAAGATTGAATAGGTTGCTCATTTGAGTCCTCTTCGCCATCTTCTTCACCTTCAGCTTCATCAGTGGAATCTTCTTCCTCTTGTTCGCCATCGGCTTCTAGTTGCTCGGCATCAACTTCTTCTTCCTCTTCATTGAGAGGTGAGTCGTTTTGAATTGTGTCTTCAGCATCCAACAAAGCCATCATGCGACTTTCAGGAGACTGCATTTCTGCTTGGTCTGCCATTTGTGTTACTCCTTAATTGTAGGCAATAAAAAAGCCAGCATATAGCTGACTTTTTGTTTAGGCTTGCCCTTACCTAAATGCTTTCTTTATTCTTTCTATTGGCGTTACGACTTGTAGCTTTGCCATTTTGCCAGTCTGCACAACGTCTGTGAGCTGTTTTTCTATCTGGTTTAATATCTGCATAGCAATGACTAGGCGATTGTGCGTCTGCTCGTCACCCAGAGGGCTTGCTGCCATACTAGCAATGATTCCATCCCTTACTTTAGATACTGCTTCAATGAAAAGCGGGTTGTTTAATACTTCATCAGCGCGATCTGCGCGTTTAATCTCTTCTAACGATTTGTCAGCCATAGTTTCCTCATGCCGCCATTAACAAGATAGCAATTTCTTCTTCGTCCTGAGATTCAATTAATCTTGCTTGAGTCTCAAGCGTCAATAATAACCTATATTGATAAACCAATTGGTCATAATCGTTTTTATTTAGCAGGTCAGTAAAGTATTGTTGTTTGCTGTACTTATCTGCAAGTTCTTTAACGCTGCCAACATCAATCTTTTCAAGAGGCTGGGTAACAAGCTCCGGCGCTTTCTTTGCAGCCTTTTTATCTTTAGGCTTGTCTTGCTCTTCTGATTGAATAAATGCTGCCGCTTGATATTCATTGGCAAATATGTATATCTTGCCATCACGCTCTACATACACACGCTTCTTGCGCTTCTTGCCAGAGCCTTTGCCGCCGCCTTCTACAACTGGTTGAGAGCCGCCTGTAATTGAATGGATATAGAATACATTTTGATTGACCAAGATTTCTGGTTCAATAAACTGCTCGCCGCTATCTTGGGTTACTTCTGCTTCGTAGAACGTTTGCTCGTTTTCGTAGAGCGGTGGCAGTAAATCAACTGCGCCTGCTGAAACTGTTGCGGCATAAAACTCTGATACGTTGTCAAAGCGGTCTGGCACTAAAAACTGTGGACCACCTTCTTGCGTGACTATCGCATCGTAGAAAGTGTTTTGATTCTCAAATAAATCAGGCGCTATATCAACTGCGCCGCGTTCAACTGTAGCATCGTAGAACGTATTGTTGTTATCAAACCTTGCGGCTGTAAGTGTAATGCTAGACGTTACGGTTGCTGCGTAAAAAGTTTGTTCGTTGTCATACCGAGCAGCAGTCAACGCATACGTTGCCGTTACAACGTGGTCGTAAAAAGTTTGAGCGTTATCGTATCTTGTTGCTGTTAACGCATACGTTGATGTTACCGTAGGCGCATAGAAAGTTTGTTCGTTGTCGTATCTTGCGGCTGTTAGACTGTAAGCCGTAGTAACCGTTGGACCATAAAATGTATTATTGTTTGTATAAAGCGCAGCCGTTAGGTTTTGTGTTGCGCCACCAGCTTGCAAGTCACCAAGATCATTCGTATAGGCTGCTGGTGTCTCAGTAATCAATCCCCAATTAAAATAAACATCGGGTGTGGCATTAACAAGACCAAAGTCCTGTTGCACAGTAAAAAACTGTGTTGAAACTAATTGCGAGTAAAACGTTTGCGCGTTAGTGTAAAGAGATGCAGTTAAATTAACCGCCCCAGTTGTTACAGTTGACCCATAAAATGTTTGACTGTTATCAAAACGCGAAGCCTGCGTCAAAGCTTGCGCTTGCGGAACTAAGTCTGGCTGTATGTAACTGTTGGCGTTATTGACATTAAGCGTTAAAGTTCTTGAGCCAGAGCCGCTTGTTCTACGATATTCAACAGAAATGGCTAGTCTATCGCCATCCGCCCAAGAGTTTGAGAACGATATAGTTCCAGTTTTAGTGCCAGTTGTTGTTTCTACCGTAGCGTAAGCCGATGAAGCAATTACTGTATTGCTACTATTTAATTCCTGAACCCTCCACCGGACTTCGGAACTTGCAGATATTGCATTGATGCTGATAGAAAACGGAATATTTGTTGCTGGCAAATCAGCGCCAATCGTTATCTGAAACCTTAAAACCTCCGCAAAGGTATTAGACGATACCGACGCGCTTAGTGTTTCCCCAGTACCTTGCGTTGTTGACAGGTCATATACTGCGCCGCCAGTGCCGCCTCCTGTCTGCGTGTTACGAAGATATTGGGTCGTAGCGGCCATTTACTGCCTTACAGTGCAAAGATGCCGCTAGCGTTCCATGTGACAGTAATATCGCCACCATTAGGGGTAACAGGCAAACCAGTCACACCAGTGTCAATATAGGCTACAAGGCGAGAGGTTGCAGAATCGCCAGTGTCGATGTAAATGATAAGGGCTTCTACGCTGTTACCAGTAACGGCAGTATAAGTAACATTGTCGCCATCAAATACGCCATTAGTGACCGTAGTGTTGCCGATAGTCTGTGGCGTTCCTACTACACCAGATACATCGTTGTAAAAGTCATGCGCCGCATTGTAAGTGTATGTGTTGGTGTCAACTAAAGCAACCTTTACAGTGCCGTCATTAACATCCACGTTTGCCGCAGCATCTAGCAGCGCTTCTTTATACTTCGGGTAAATTGCATTTGCCATTTATATTACTCCTTGAACTTTGCCTGACTTGTCACGAATGACTTGTTTTGGCCTGTTGATAGATTCTATTACTTGACGTTGATTTTCAGACTGTTGAGCAACTAGCAAAGCCATGTTTTGGTTGATTGTTTCAATTAGGCCAGTCAATGCGCTGCTTGGTTGTTCTGCGCCGAACTCATCCATCTCGGTAAATGATTCCATATTTGCGCTGTTAATGGTCATTGAAGTCTTGCGAATGTCACTAGAAGCGTTAAGCTCTGCAATCATACGCTTAGTTTCCTCTTGCAGTTTAGTTTTCCATTCATCCAACTGCATTTGTTGTTGCTTCAATTGCAGCTCGGCAGCCTTCTGTGCGTTATCAGATTGAACTTTCATTGCATCAATCTCTTTTTGTGCCTCAATCATCTTCTCTTCAATAGATGGCTCTGGTGGAGGCGGAGGCGGTGCGTCAGCAGGATTAGTCCAGAACTCTTCTGGGTTCTTAAATCCAGCGTTCTGCGTCAACTTAGCCAAAGCGTTGTAAATCTTGTCTGGCGAAGTAATGCCAATTTGTATAGCTTCTTTTTGCATCTGCAAGATAGTGGTTAAGTGCATAAGCTGTTGGTCTTTATTGCCAGCACCTAAACCTACCGAGATAGATAAATCTTTACGGTTTTTCCAGCCACGAGGGTCAACTTCTACCCATCTATTGCGTAAACGAATGATGTCAGGCTTAGTGTAGTTCATGCGAATCAAACGATGCACAAGTAAGAATAAGTCTTTAACACCTGTCTCGGCAAAAGTTCTTGCTACCAGTTCTATGCGTTGCTGTGCAGCAGACATAATCTGTGCTACGCCAGAAGCTGTTTTGTTTAGCGAATTAGAGTCTAGCCCTTGATTGTAAGCTGTAACGCCTGTGCGCTTTTCTTTCATCGTGTCCATATATTCGACTAGCGAGAAAGCAGTAGGCGGCAATGGTGGATGAGACAAAGGCATAATTGCTGACATTGGATCGCCTTGAGTTCTTACAATACCGCCTGGGCGTGATTGCAACATATCGTCAAGGTTTACACGGTCACTGATAGCGTATCTGCCGTTGTTAGCAAGATACATATTATCCAATTGGCCACGAAGCAATGTGGACTTGATTAATTGGATGTCCATTGTAAGGTCAGCGTATGAACGACCAATGTGACGGTGCGGCATAACCATTGGAGTAATGGAGGCGAAGGGAACTATCTCAGACTTCTCTTTATAAATAATTTCATTGCCGATGACAACATAACGCCAGCGCTCATTGTCCACTAGGATGTAAGTGTCTTTGACTAACAGCTCATCCATCTCAACAGCGCGGTCATACTCTTCTGAGTAAATGTCACGAGCATTAGACTCTTCATCCCAGCCTTGTGTTACGTCTGACTGAAGTTCTTTAGCCTTTTGCTTTGATATGTTGAATGTTTCAGCAACAGCAGCACGTTGCATATACTCACGGTGCTGAACAAAGCGTGACTTCTGTAAGCAAGTGCCAACTGTATCAACAGACACCAGCATGTTCTCTGGTGCTACGTTGCAAATCTTAACTTCGCCGTTAATCTCTCTGACTTCAATCTTTACATTGTGCAACATGGGCTGTTGAATCATTGATGGGTCAGCGCCTTGCATCATTGCTTGCTGCATCAACTCTTCCATGTTGACGGAAGGGTCTGGGTAAGACTCAATCTCTTTAATCTCAATCTTGTCGTCAGCAGCCATCATCTGCAACTGAGCGTCAGTTATGCCTTCATATTCTTCTTCTTCTACAGATTCATCTTCTTCGTAGTAAACCTTAACGTAACCGTTCTTGCTTAAGAGCGCGTCCTTGAACCAAACATAGAACACCTCAAAGCCGTTGTTCTTTTCCATCACCACATGATTGATGTAATCAGTCTCTTGCTCGGCTTCTTGCTGATCCTCTGGGCCTTTAGGTGAGAACTCAACCACCTTGTCACCAGATACAAATACCTTTAGTAATTGAGGCAGCGCAGATTCGATAGTGTCTTGAACGTCATAGCTTACAACCTGTGATCTTCCCTCAATCTCATTGCCGAAAGGCTCACCCAAGTAAAAATCAATAGCACGGGCGCGTTGGTCTGACAGTTCGGAGTCATTAACGCCATAGGCGATGTTCTCTTCTTGCTCTATCTTGTATAGGATTTCTTCATCACGCATTTACAGTTCTCCTGCGCCCACGCTTAGGCTTTTCTGGTGATTCGTTGACTTCAACCTTGCCCTTTAATTGCATTTCAATAGACGCGGCTTTAGATTGTAGTTCTGCAATGCGCTGCCTAATCCTGCCAAGTTGCTCTTCAAGTTTGTTCATACGATTCCCATGTTTGTATATTTAATAGGCTTGCTGCTCATTGCGGGTTTATAGCCCATAGCAAAATATCTTGCAGCGTCAGCACAGTGAGATGACCAATCATGCTCTGGAGTATTGCTGAATCCACCAAGTCGCTCATTGGCTCGCCAGTGATAGTAGCGAAGTGAATCAATCCCAACCTTACACTTGTCATAGTCAAAGAATATACGAGGCAACATCATGCGTAATGCGTTAATGCCATCCTCTACCTTATGCTGCGGCACTACTTGAAAGTTAATGCCAAAGTTTCTAGCTATCTCAATTCTTGATGTGCCAGAGCCAAACTCTCTTACCTGTATATCGTGAGGTGCGTAGTGTGTGCCGTAGTTGTAACCTTTAGAACTAAGCACTCCAGCATAATGCCCTAACCCTTCACCGCTGTTCTCGTAGTAATCTATAGCGCGAATCTCATTGCCTACAATCTGCCAGAACCAAATAGCAGTAGAATCGCCTACACCCAAGTCCCATGATGTATGAACTGGCAACATGCCGTCATAGTGGAACTTGCCTATCTGCTCGTCTTTAATATACTTGTTATATATAGCGCCTTGAATCGCTGCATCAAATGAACATTCAAACTCTTGCTGGTATTGGTCATCAGTCAATAGCTTCTTAGCGTCTGATAATTCAGCAGGGTCAATGATGTTAGTTTCACTGGCTTTTAACTCTTCATAAAACCAAGCATCGTCTTGCCTTGCGTTCTCTCTTAAATCGTAGAACTCGTTATGTCCTTTAGGTGTGCCGATAAATACAGCCCAGCCCATGCGATCAGATAATGCTGGCCTTAACACTGCTCCCCATATTCCAGACTTCCAGTCACCATACTCATCAAGTATCACGCCATCAAAGTATTGACCACGTAATGCGTCTGCATTGTCTGCACCATACAACCTAATACGTGCGCCATTGATTAACTCTACCCATAGCTCACTGGCATTCTTGTTTGTCATAATAGGATGAGCAAACTCTAGCAGGTAAGCCCATGCTACTGACTTAGCCTGTGATATGAATGGTGCGATGTAAGCGTATTGTGCTGCCTTCTTGTTCTCAGTGATAGCACGCTTAATAATGTCGTTGATACAGGCCACCGTCTTACCAGCTCTACGGTGAGCAACCATCAATGCCCAGCGTTGCTTTCTATTATGGAAAGGTTTGAACTGATTGCGCGGGCTGTAGGGTAACTCTATGACTCTTGCTTCCACTTAACAACTGTCTCAATAGGGTTCTCAGGGTCACCTGTTAGTTCAATAGATGAAAGGTCAGGCAGGCTCTTTCTAAGCAGTATTTCAATTGCTTTCATGCGAGATGCCGAAATGTCTGGAGCGTCATCAGTAAGCGCCTGTTTTTCAAGCACATTAATTAGCTGACTAACTTGTATTTTTGTTCTTATGTCTTCTTGATGTCGTGGTCTAAGTGTTCTTGCTGCCATGATATGAGTCCTTTCGGTTGCTCACGGAGTTGATGTTATGTACCTAGCATACTTGTTGAAGATGAGCCAAGCAGTCCTGATTGATTACCGTAGCCTTGACCTAAAAATCTGCCTGCGCCAAAGTTACCACCCATCATAGTGTTGCCTTGTCCTGGGAATCCGCCGCCTTGAAATGGCAAGCCTTGTGGCATTCCTTGCGCTTGGGATGGCATTGTTAAGTTAGGAAACAGTTGATTTGCCGATGGAGCGTTGTATTGAAATGGGCGAAAATTGCGGTTAATCATCGACTGTGGCTGCATTTGTGCTTGCGGTGCAACCATTTGCGGCATAGGTGGAGCATAATGTCCTAATTGAGCAAATGTTTTGCCCATAATCCCTGCGTTAGTGGCTATTGGTTCAAGTTGTCCAGTTCTTGGGTTTATCATATAAGACATATTAAAACTCGCTTTCTTTTCCGTTTCCTGTTAGTGGATATATCATCTGGTGATATACGTTCCACCATTCATCTGCGTAATCTGTGTTCTGATAGTCTTTAAAGCATGGCGTCCCAAGTGTATGGTGGACTAACTTAGCATCTGGGTTATGCTCAAATTCTGTTTCTAACCAATTCCATTCTTTAGGTAATTCGCCAATAAACTTCTGAGCTAGCCATTCAAACCTGTGTAAGAATGTGCCAGAGGCGTTCTCTACTAATTCAGGCGTTAGTTTACGATTCTGCCAGTGTTGACAGTTCCACAAGATTACAGATGACCAGTTCTTGCATGGATAGTTTTCGTTCTTAGCGCCCAAGTATTTAACTGGATGCTTTGTTTCGTAGTCATGCTTAACTACTTTGACTGCGTGAGATGTGTCAGCATGTTCTAATAGTTCTTTTACATCAGCCCTGACAATCATATCGCCGTCACAGAATAAAGCTATGCCTTTATAGTTGCACAGATATGGAACTAGGAAACGAGAGTAGATAAAAGCATTACTGCCGTCACCGTGATTCTCTTCGTAAAACTTAAAGTGCTTTAGCGATAGAGGTGTAAATGATACTGGGATGGTGCTGTGTTCTATCACAGACTGGCAAAATGTATGATAGGCAACAGGCTCTACGTCACCGTCATAGCCTACAAATATACGAAGAGGTTGCAATTACTTTTTCTTAGGCGCTGGTTTCTTTTTCATGCCTGACTTCTTGGCATACATAGCAGCATCTTCTTTACCTGCTTTAGTGTAAGGGAATTTTTTCTTTCCGACCATTGGCATGATTACTTACCTTTCTTTGGTTTCTTTGCAGTTTTAGCTGCGTCTTTAAAGTCTGCGGATGATGGTGCGTTCTTGCTGCCAACCTTGTTCATCTTTTCGCCTGATCCTGCTGCGATACGCTTGCGTTTAGCGTGAATATTACTGTAAAGACCTTGCTTCATTTCTTTTTACCGCCACGACCCTTGCCCATCCCGCCTTTTTTACCGTAACCTTTTCCGCATGGCATAATATATTCCTTTAACAAAAAAATACCCGCCATTAAGACGGGTGAGGAGGGAGAGTGGCTAGTCTTTCCTAGCAGTCGTGAATTAGACAGGATATTTTGCTGCGCCTCCTGTAGGCTCATGCGGAACTTTGCTCGTCAGTAAAGTCTGGCACTGTCATGAACAGGCTAGTGGTTGCTCTATAGACGCAATTACCCCACGAAAAGAAGGATAGCAAAAAATAAACTGTTTGTCAAACAATTCCTCTTCTACTTGCAATGGTTAATAAGTTATCAAGCGCCATTCCAAGATTATCTTCATAATTTCTTGGCTTAATTGAACCAAGATACTTTGCGTTGATTGCCATAATTTGTTTTTGTGGCAACGAATCAATAATTGAATCCATTGCTAAAACATTGCTTAGATCAGACTCTTCTAACATTATTTCAAACGCATCGTTAGCAGAGCTGCCGCCAGTGATAATGCAAGACGATTTAGATGGATAGCCTAATTTGTTTTGAGGCTGGTGCATATATTTTTTCCAGTCCTCCAATATGTCAAGCAGTCTAGCCATAGCGTGATAAGTATCCATGTTAGCTATATCCTCAGCAGTGAAGAAGGCACTGCCTTTCTTAATCCAGCAGTCCTTCATCTTAGCGTATAGCTCAGATTCGTTTAGGGGTGATTCGCCCTGAGCTGATTGTAATGATGATCTAATATTCACACGTAATTATCGTTTAAAGTTGATCCAATGCCTCGTGATTCTTGTTTACGCAATGGGGCTTTGTATGTTGGAAAATCCTCAACCTTGTATATCTTTCCCTTTAATAGCATGCCAGGTTCTTTGTATCCTAACATAGATTTAAGGTTATCAGGTAGTTCTGCAAATGGTGAAGGCTCGTTGCTTACAGGCAACTTTCTGCCGCTTCTTGGTTTTGTTACGTTCTTAATTGTAAACTCAATACCCTTTTGATCAATGTTATCGCAAAATCTTTCATTAGCTAAACAGTATTTGACATATTTCATGCCGTGAAATTCTGTAAATTTAATTTGCCCATCTTCAACCATCTCTCGCAGATACTTGCCAGCACATGATCCGCTAATATCAAAGCTCTCATATACATCACGCTTGGATACGTTCTTGCCCTGCTGCTTTCTTATGTTCTTATCATTCTTGCGTGATTCGTTTGATACGCGCATTCTATCGCCAATATTTTCTAATTTATGCTTTGCCATTTTCAATCTCCTTACATTTTTGTTTATAGATTTTCTTAATTTCTTGCAGCTCTTCAATAGTCCATTTTTTAGGTGGATGTTTAGATTCTAACCATTCTACTTTCTCTATGCCAAGTTTTTTAACCAAGTTTTTACGATACTCCAACAAGTTTCCCGATAGATGGTTATTACAGGGAGCGCACTGCCTGAAAACATTTTCCTCACAAAACCTGA